CTTAGTTCTAGAAAGCGATGTATGAAGAGATCGCTCCCAGCCTCGGATTTGCTTCCTCAATGAATATCTGCACTACGTTAACCGCACCAGTGATGGTACCCAACGCGAACGTTAGGTAATTACCATTAGCTGTAGTCGCTTGCCTGATCAACATATAGCGCTCGTTAATACAATAAGAATTAGTACCAGAGGTATTAGATGCACAAGTGCTTGTGGCACTAGTAATACCATCATCAGAGAAATAAGACTTAACATGTATATTCCCCGCAGTGGTTATAGAAGTACCAGAGGTACCCACAGAAGTGGCAGCTCTCGCAATAATTTGTACCCTGACAGTACCGGTGAAATTGTCTGGAAAAGTATACACATTAGTGTTCTTATTAAACTCACCACCAATGGAATTCCCAGGACTTTTGTAAGGGGCCGTCCCCAACACATAAGTCGTACTAACACCAGTCTTGCCAATAAATGCATCAAAATTGATACCATAGCCAATGCCTTCGTAGAATTTGGGTTTTCTCAATCTCAACCGATAAGATACCCACAATTCTCCGAGTTGGTTACCGCTATATCCAGCAGCAACCCCTGAAATCGCCACAGTAACAATACCCCAGTCATAAGTTTTCACGTCCTCCGATTCTGAGATCGCTCCAGTCCTCACCATCAATGAATCAGCACCAGCACGTTTGTCCTTATCACACTCCACACCTAACATACAATGGTCACAAATGCGAGCAGAAACAGCTCCAGCATATTGACACATTTCGACTTTAGATGCGAAAGGAGAAGAAGCAGCATTATATTGCGCCGCCATGATCACATTGCCTAAGGACACAGTCGAAGTCTGAGAATCTGACACCACAGGTTTGTATGTAAAAACCAAACCATCCAAGTCATATTCATCATAATTCGCTGCCACCTGACTAGCCCAAGGAAAAGTTGAAGGTAAACCAGGATTGATAGGGTATTGAGTAGTATAGAAACCATTATCTGCTTGACCATAAACATCTCCAATATATTCGATTCTAGTGATCGTTATATCACCAGCAGTGTCATCACCAAAAGAAGGGATTTCACTGACTGTCGA